CTTCTTAGCTGGGGCAGCCTTCTTGACGGCGGGGCGCCGGGTGCTCTTCAGGCGCTCAGCCAGTTGCTCGACCCGGTCCCCCAGGTCGTAGTCACGCTGCTTGAGTGCCTCCGATTCCGGGGTCCGGTCTTCTCCCCGTAGGCCGCCGTACCGGATTGCACCCGCACTCCGGATAGCCTTGGCTTCCCTCTCCAGCTCTCGGCCAATAGCGGCCGGCGTCAGCTTCCCCCCATCAAGCTGAGCCTGGACCTTGTCCAGACGCTCGGGCGGCAGGTCTAGTCCCTCAGCGATCAGCCGGACATCCACCTTGCCCTTCTCTGTCGGCAGCTTCGGAGGAGCAGCCTTCTTTGCAGCCTTAGTTGCCCGACGGGCCAGCTCCTGCTCGGCCATCTTCCGGGCGATGTCCTGGATGACTTCATCGGCAGTGTCACCGCTGGGGCGATCCAGACCCTGGCGCACTGCCTCATCCTTCAGGGCCTCTGGGTCAACCTCCTGAATCGCCCTGTGAACCTCGGCTGGGACTTCGAGCTGGAGCAGCTCCTTCTTGGTGACCGGGGGCTCGGCCTCGAAGTGGCCCCGCATGAACGTCGAGGCACGCTTCTGCGACTCGATAGCTTGCTCCAAGCTTTCAGCCTGAGCAATGAGCTTGCGCCGCTCCGCTGGGGACATGTTGCCCCGCAGTGCCGCATCGATGTCGTTCAGCTCGTCCTGGTTGAGGGCGACCTCCGACTCCATGCGCCGGATGCCCTCCTCTGGAGTGAGCTTCCCAGAGGAAACGTCATCCCGGATCTCGCGCATGGACCGGCCAGCCGACCCGCTTGGGGCACCGATGTCGGAGCCGTCCCATGCCTCCTTGAAGCTGGTGCGACGCTCCGGTGTGGACACTGGGGCATCCACCCGGGGGCCAGGGACTGAGCCCTTCGGTACCCGCTTAACGGCGCGGACCTCCTCGGGAGTAGCCGCCTCGGCGAAGCCCTTCGTGAGCACCCTGCCGTCCGGCGACAGGAAGCTGCGCCGGACGATGACAGCCGAGTCACGAGGGTTCAGGCCGGGACCGTCATAGCGGGTGGGGTCGAAGCTGGTGACCTCCCCGATCCTTCCGACCGGCGTAACACCCTGCTCCCGGGCCAGCCGCTCGGCCAGTTCAACCAGACCTTCGCGATCACTGGCGAGGAGCTGGTCACGCATGTCATCGGGGAGCTTGCTGGTCTTGGCACGGGACCGGATGCGGGCCTTGAGCGCCCGGTCACTGGCCTTGTCACCAACCAGTTGCTCGATCTCGGAGGCAACGTCACCGAAGGGCCGGATCCGGTCGTACTCAGCCTGCTGAGCCCGGGCTGCGTCCTCAGCTGCCCTGTTGGTACGGGCGTGCTGGATCTCCTTGACGATGTCGGCCTTGAGCATGCGGGACTTCAGCTCAACGTCCTCATCCGAGGCAATCTTGCGTAGCTCGGAGATGGTGTGCTTCTCAAGCGGCTTCCCGGCCTTGGCTTCCTCAAATGCCTCCATGGGAGCCCGGCCCCGGGCCGCTCCTGCTTCGCGGGCACTCTGAAGAGCTTCCTCATGAGAACGACCCGCCGTGCGCCGGGCACGATAAGACCGCTGCTCCGATGGACTCAGGTCGGACAGATCTCGCTTCTCAGCCGTGGTGAGTTCCGGCATCCGTCGAACAGCCTTGGCCGGTGCCGCTGCTTTGGCGGCCTTAGCTGGTGTCGGAGCAGCCGGTGCCGCCTTCTTGGCAGCCGGAGCCTTCGGAGCCGCCTTCTTGGCTGGAGTCCCTTCCATCTGGTCCACAAGGGACTGAAGACGCTTGTGCTCATCCAGGTCCGGGTTAAAGCGCCCGTCCCGCTTGAGCTGAGCCACCCGGTTGCGGACCGACTCCTGCTGTGCCGGAGTCAGACCGGCAGCCTTGGTGCCACCTTCAGAGGAGACAGCCTTCTTGGCCCGTGGGGCAGCCTTCTTGACTGCCTTGGCCGGTGCCGGTGCAGCAGTCTCCCGAGCCCCGAGCCCATGCTCACGGCGGATCACGTCGGCAAGCTGCTCCAGGGCACTGATGTCACCAGGGAGGTCCCGGTCCTCGACGCCCGTCCGCTCGTTCTCTCGATTGACATCCTGGAATGTCTGAATGTCTCGTTCAAGGTCACGCAGCACATCGCCTGGGTCCCGCTTACCGGAGGCAACCCGTAGGTAAGCCTCGTTCCAAGCGACACGGCGAGGCCCCCGGGAGGGGGATGGAAGGTTGGCGTCACGGACGATCTGCCGGAACTGCTCCCCACTCGGGGCTGTCGGTAGCTCTGGTGCTGACGGCTCTGGAGCCGGCGCCTGCGGCTGCCCTCCAGCACCCGGTGTGATAACCGGTTCGTTACGTGGCTCAACGCCCTTCGGTAGCTGCTCCGTGGTCTGTGGGGCAACCGTTTCTTCGGTCTGACGTAGGCGTAGGTCCTCCACCCGCTTTTGGCGCCGCTCGACATCGGCTGGGACGGCAGCCTCGGCCATGGCGATACGTTCCTGGGCCTTCTGTTCCTCCCGAACAACGGACGGCTCCCGCATCTGCGCCCGGCTGCGGATGCGCTCAGCTCGCTGCTCCGGGGTCAGGTCCACACCCGACGGAGCCCGATTGACCGGAGTCGGGGTCTCGCCCTTCGTGCGCGGTGTGGCGACTGCTGCCACATACCAGCCACCAGAGCCGTCGGGCTGCACCTTGGTGATCCGGAATTCCTGATCCCGGTCAAAGGACATACCTCGGTCGTCACGGTGTCGTGCGAATGGAATGATCGGAGTCCCCTTAGGAACCGCAATCCGCATAGTGATCTTGCCCGGACCGGCGGCTCCACCGGAAGACTTACCCCCGGCTGTGATGATCCCGCCGATCTGGCCGGTGTTATACGCCCGGTCAGCGATCAACTTCCCGGTGAAATCTTCGATGCCGCCATCCTCTGCCCCCAGTTGCTCTGGGGTGAGTCCGAAGGCATGGGCATCTACCGTGCGGGAAATGATCAGGTCGCTGTCAGCCGGGATCTTGTGAGCATCCATAGCCTGAACGAAGCGCTTAGTTTCTTCGTCCATATCACCAGAACGCAGGTGGGCATTGGCCTGATCAATGTCCATGTGCAGTCGGGCGTATTCATCCCGGGTCCACGGCTTCTTGGACCCCTGGTTGAACATGTACTGGGCAGCTTGAGCGTCATTGGTGAAGGTGCGGGGACTGAACGAATCCAGGAAGTTGAAGATCTTATCGGCGACAGACTTCGCCATCGCCCACTTCTTACGGAAGCGCCCACGCTTGTCTCGCGGGTGGAGTGCTTCCTCCCGCGAGCCCCAGGCGCCACCAATCCCAGCCATTCATTACCCCGCTGACGCCGCCGGTACGGGTGCCTGTGCCGCCGGAGCTGGCGCAGCCGGTGCCTGTGCTACTGGAGCCTGGTCAACCGGCTCCGGCGTTCGTTCCTCCAGATCCTGGTCCGGCTCGGCCACAATCGAGTACCGAGTATCGAGCTGGGAGGCGATCAGCCATGCCTCTGGGTCATCGGCCGCCAGGTCAGTGGCGGACTCCCCATCCACCGGAGCACCCTCAGCAGGGGCCGGGGTTGCAGCCGGGGCAGGAACAGCGCCAGGTGCTGCCGGGGCCGGGGCCACGGGAGCTGCGGCGACCGGAGCCGGCGCGGCCTCGTTCATAGCGAACAGGAACTCCAGCCGCCGTGCCCGTTCCCGCTGGGCGTAGATCTCCTCGTCATCACTGATGTCCTTCAGGCGCTCTGCTCGCTCCCCGGCGAACTGATCTTCGACAGCCTCTCGGACGGCGGCGATGATCCCGTCCGGCGGTGGGGTGACAGTCACTGGGCTCTCCTCGTAGTCGGGCATGATCGTGCCGGCTGCCGTGAGGGCCAGTCGCTCGCCATCATCCATGGCGTACACCGGGAAGGCGGGGAAGTTGACGGCCAGCGCGGCGGTCAGTTCGAGGTTGCCTTCAACTGCCCGCCAGTCGCCAGACAGAGGAGAGCGACGAAGCTTCGCGGCCTGCTTTGTGGTGGCCTCGGGTACCAGTGCACCAGCCACCCAGATGCCGAACTCGTCTTCACCAGCGCGCACAACGGCCACCTCGTAGCCGGTGTCGTCGTAGTGGCGAACCACATTCGCATAACGCCAAGAGATAGGAGCGTGACCGGTGTCCATCGTGATCTTGCCGGTCCTGATGAGCTGTCCATCACTAGCCAGCGTCGACCCGAGATGGAAGGGGGCATAGCCCATCTTAGAGTGGGGGGCCAGGACACACTCGCGCATCGTCACGTCCCGGTGGCACTCGTTCCATGCCGCCAGGTGACCGTAGACCCGACCATCCTGGGTGACCTGAAGTGGCGTGCGCTCGGTCAGTGTCGGGTTGTCGAACCATGAAGGTGGCGGGGAGACCGGGGAGGCGAACTCGTCCATGCTCATGGAGTGCTCGCCGTTGTCGGAGACCTGGACGCCGTACTTCTTGAGGGCAGCCTTGATCCGTCCCTTGATCTGGGCCAGCTCCTCGGAGCTGTACTTCGAAGCGTTCTTGGGCATATTGATGTATGACCATGCCGCCCGACAGTGTTCCTCACTGTCCAGCGGGTAACGCTTCTTGCCATCCTCCTGGTACCCAGGGTCGGCGTACTTCACATCCCCGTAGGGCTCTTTGGGGTCGGCTGCGTAGGTATCCATGGCTAGTTGCACTCCTTCCTGCGCCGACCTATCCCAGGGGGCACGGATGGAACTGTCGTTGAATTCACGGGCCATCAGCGGGTAGATCTCGCTGATCACGTTACGCAACTGGGCGCGGTCCTGTTCGGAGATGCCGGGCAGGCCACCATGGGCGCCGGAGAGCAGCGCCGCTGCGGCATAGACAGCGTGGTAGATGAGCGTCAAGCGCCCATTGATGATGTCGCCTACCGGAAGGCGGTACGAGGTGGTCGCTGTCTCCGGCTGGGCTGGGTCTCGCCACATGAATGCGCGGCGGAGTTTACCGACATCAGCACCTTGCTGACTGACCTGTGCCCATGCCGCGATCCGCTTGACCGCATCGTCGTTGTCAAACGCCGCATCTCTAGGCGCAAGGGGGAGCCCCTGCCACCCGGACGTGTTGACGGTAAAGACCTCCGGTCCACCGTCAGATACACCCGCACCGTACTTGTCACCACAGCCACAGTCACCGTCATCGGCAACGAGGGCCATGTCCTCATCGTCATCAGGCCACTCCCCACCCGCACCCAGGTCCATGATCCGCATAGCGGCGAACGCCGGGATTGAGACCAGGGTAGCGCCCCCGATGGTGTACATGGTCATGTGTTCGAAGCCGGTCTCCGGGTTCACAGTGGCAGAGACACGGCCACCAGGATCAAGGCTAGGACCAGCAACCCCCATCTGAACCAGGTGCCGCGCCTGCTTGACCTGGGGAACGATATCCGCGTTGAGCCAGTCCCCCCACGCATAAGCCCAGTCCTTACCCATGTGGTCGGGGCCGTAGGTGATGCCGAGTATCCGGCCCACGGTGACGGCGCCGTCATGCCCCGGCCCCGTCTTCTCCCGCCACGCCAGCGGCAGTGGGAGCATCCGGTTGGTCAGGGCACCGTGCTCGAAGATCCGGGTCTTGTTCGGCTCCCCGGTCGGGCGCCCGATGGGTGCGATGGGTCCTGCCCACACCTCACCCAGCTCCGGCTGCATCTCCATGAGCTGTTGGGCAGCGATGAGGGCGTGCTCACCGTGACCCTTGCCGGGCGGGGCGCCCAGGGCCTTCTGGTGCAGGATGTTGCAGAGTCCCTCGGGGTTCTTGGGGAAGTACTTGCGGAGCTGTCGAACGCACCGGTCGAAGTCGTGGGGCATGTGCCACCGGATCTTGGCGGCACCCTTTCCGACAAGCCAGTACCGCTGGAGCTGGAGCGGCATTCCACGGGCCGGATTCGGATCAACCATCACCGACCCCCTTCCACTATCACTACGTCGCAGCGACAGTTGATAACTTCTTCTGGTGGTCCTATTGGATCACCCGGGAATGCGAGAGGGAAGCCACCGACCATAAACACTGAAGTAAGGTCTACGACCTGTCCGTCGGCGGCTCGGTGGCTGCTTCGTACTCGTCGATCTCGTTCAGTGTCCCATCGCTTCGACAATCGCTTTCCAGTGAGTCGGCTCTGTTCCAGACCCTGCGCCACTGTTCCTGCGTTATATGCTCGGGTTGTCTCAGTAATCGCAATAACTCTCGCGCGGTTTGGCCATCTCTCACTTTCGGTATAGCTGAGCAGTTGATCGATTCGTTGAGCAAGCTGCTCCACACTGTCTCCAGCATTGACACCATCCACAAGTTCCCCGAACACCAGGTTGTAGACCTCGTCGGGCAGTCGGACCAGAAGGTTCTGGGTCTGTGCCAATTGGCTCACGACGAAGGCATGACGGGACACTGGCGGTAGGCCCGGGACCTCGGAGTGAGCGTCCGCTGCAATGCGTCCGATCACCGTCATGATCGAGTCGACCTCAGTGTTCCAGTCGCCCTGAGTCTGGTACACCCCCACTGGATCGGGTGACATCTTCAGGTCATGCCACGGTGCCATGACCGCTGCACGTGCCTTGTCCAGCCAACGCCGCAGGGCCTGGCTCACCACTCCGAACAGGTGTCGCTCGTCGCTATCACGGGTCGGCATCGAGGAACCCTCGGCTACGCAGGGCCTCCCCTAGGGCGTTAGCGTCGTGCTCCATACCCCCCGCCAGAAGGATGGTGCAGTAGCCCTCCAGCACGTTCTTAAGCGCGCCGGTATCCACACTCATGGCCAGATGCTCAGTGAGCACGGACAGGTGATCCCATGCCCCCTTGAGCAGGGTGTGCGCATGGTCGATCCCACTGACCCGGATCTTGGTGTGGAGCTGGTGAGCCGGAGTGTCCGGATACTGACCTCTAGTTGTTGGATCAAGGAGCCGCTTCCCGGCCAGCTCCAATGCCCGGAGGGTGGCTGCGTTGGCGACCACGAACGTTGTAACTGGGCTTGGGACAGAGGCGGAAGCGACCCGTGCTTCGGGAGGTGTACTTGCGTTCTGGCCTGGCCCACCCAGGGCATTGGAGGCGGTTGAGGCAGCCGGCAGTGGAGGCGGTGTCGTCTCCTGGATCCCGGTGGGTGGGGCCGGCGGCGGAGCTGGACCAGTGCCACCCTGCTGGGGTGTGAACACCTGTTCGGGCGGGAGGAGTGCTGCGGTGTAGCCAGCCAGCTCCCGGATCTTGGGGATCTGGAACAGGTTGGGATCGCGGAGCATCAGCTCCCGGGTGAAGCGCTTGAGATCTTCCTTGTCGTCGGGCGCGTCGGTGAGCTTGTAGTCACCGGCAATGAGGACTGCCTCGGAGCTGACGATCTGCTTCTCGTACAGGTTCAGGGTGTCCTGGAGTCGCTGGGGACGCACCACGAGGGGGGCTACATCGAAGGCGAAGGTGTAGCGTTCCGGGTCTTTCTTGATCGCCTTCAGGGCCGGGGTCAGGTAGGCGGTGGTGAGCGCTTCACAGATCCGGGTCATCAACGGTTCAATGTGGACCTTGACATTCTCGGCACCCACATGCCAGGCACTCCAGTGGTTGGCATCCCCAGTTCCCAGCAGGATTTCCGGTGCCATATCCATCGCTAGAGCGAAACGTCTCACTGCCTCTTGCCGAAGATCCAACGCCTGCCGACTCAGCTCGCTGCCGAACTGGATCAACTGGATCTTCCCCAGCGCATCGATCGGGACCTCGACCACCGCCGGCACCACGCCAGCCGCCGTGCCCTCACCTTGCAGGGAGGCCGAGCCCGCCCGAAGGATCAGATCAGTCAGGGCCTCGGCGCCGGAAACCATGCCGCCGTTAGGGTCATCGGCATCCGGGAAGCTGGTGTTGTTGGGGATCGGGAGCAGGCCAGCCGAGACCAGGCGTGAGTCGATCTGGGCGAACACGTAGCGGGTCAGGCGCTCGATCTCCCAGAGCATGGGCAGTGCCGCTCGGGTGGGGGAGTCAGCCCAGATGTTGCGGCGAGGGTGCGGGGTCCACACCCGGATGATCAGATCCCGCTCCGGGTCCAGCATCTCCTTGGAGCCGTTGGGGTAGATGTAGGCGACGTTGCCGCCCCAGCGCTTCAGCTCGGAGCAGGAGACGATGAACCACTTGTCGGGGTCATCCTGTTCCTTGCTCGCCCGCCCGACGATGTAGAAGTCCCCGGCGACAGTGAGGTTGATACCCGCCAACCGGAGCCCTTCTGCTTTCGTAGATGGGCCGCCGAGCAGAGTGTCTGATATAGCAGCGACCTTAGGGTCGGTGCTCTCTTGCTGGATGCGTCCGTTCTTGTCGACATCGGCGACATAGATCCTCACTCGGGAGCATGCCGACCCCACCCAGTTGGCTGCGAACCTCAGCTCACCGATGATGTCGTAGAGGCGCCACGCCTCAGCCTGCCACTCGTCATTGCCGAATCGATATGTCCGCCACCCCTGTCCCTCTAGGTTGATGCGAGCGGCAGAGGCGACGAGGCTAGCGGGTGCCTGGTGTGCCGGGGGCGTTACCTCCGGGGTGCGAGTGCGGGTGAACCGTCCCATCAGTCACGATCCAATAGGCAGCCGGCGACCATTGAGGCGGCTGGAATGGCAAGGATTCCGATCACCCAGTTGTAAGGGAACACGGCGGCAATGGGCATGATGGGCAGCGCCACCCAGATACTTGTGCACCACGGACAATGGACCAGGTAGCTGATCATTGATTCAGGACCCCAGCGCTTCACCACCCATTGCCGGTAGCCGACCATGAGTTTGTCCGCGACAAGGAGTCGGGTGATCCGCGTTACGGCGAGCGCAGCCACCACCAAACTAACGATCAGCACGCTCATACTCTAAAGGTCGAGATCACGCAATAGGTAGTGCCACGATTCTAAGAGCCGAGAAGACGACCCAGATCATAAAGCTCCTGACCCAGGCGGAAGTCGTACTTTGATGGGTCTCCCACTCGCATCCGGCGTCTCTCTCCGGCCATGAGATAGCGACAGGCGTGGACTAGGGCATCCATTCGGTCGGGCGATTCGCGGGTTGATTCTGGATCGAAGACGATCATCTGGTTTTCAAGTTCCTCGAATTCACCCACCATGTGCAGGCGCCCTTGCTCATTGCGCATCGCCACCGGCTCAGCCCGGGTCTTCTTCCCGTGCTTGGAGTCCACACCTTTCATCGGGGGCGAGGTGCCAGCGGGGAACAGGCCCTCCTCGTCCCGCAGCTCTACATAAGCATCGGAGAGGACCTCGGACATCCACCGCTTACCCAGGTTGGTCTCGTAGACCAGGATGTCGGCCGCGAACTCAGCCACAGTGCGCCACATGTGGATAGCAGCCTGACGGCCGGTGCCGGGGAAGCTGCGATCTCCGAGTACGTACATTTCATCGTCGACATCGCGCCCCACCACAACGATGCCGGTCTCCGCCTCCTCGCCGGTGAGGTTCGGGTCCACACCCACGACCCGGGCAACCATGTGCTCGGGTGCCGACTCCACCCGGTTGCGGACGATGTCCATTCGCTTGAACAGGCCGCCGCCGGTCAGCTCCAGCATCTTGCCGTACAGCTCCTGCTCACCGAGCGAGGTGCCGGCGTAACGAAGCTTGAGTTCCCGCAGCACGTGGGCGGAGAGGTTGGGAGCGTTGTCGAAGGTGGAACCATTCATCATGTGAACGGTTCCGTCGTGGCGACCGAGCCATTCGATGAGGATCCGGATGGGCTTCGGGGTGGTGGTAATAAACGCCCGGGGGTGATCGCCTACAAGGTCAGTACGTAGGGAGGGGAGGATGCCCTCGTACCAGGACTCGTAGGGCTTCGGCCACTTGGCCATCTCGTCCAGCCAGGCTCCGGAGGCGTTGTAGCCACGCCCCACGTCCTCGTCATCGGCCCCCTCGGCATAGACCTTGGCGCCGTCGGGGAAGAGCACCATGGGCCGGGGCGACTGCTTGTACCGGTGGAAGATCTTGCGCCGTTCCAGCACTCCGAGCATGCCAGCCGGCCCCTCCATACAGATGGTGCCGGTGTCGGCCAATGTCTCCCCGATGAGTAGCCACTCGGTGGGCCTACCCTGCCGGTCGTACGGGTGCCTCGTCACCTGTTCGGTCAGCCACTCAGCTCCAGCCCGGGACTTGCCCCAGCCACGGCCAGCCAGGGCCAGGGCGATCAGCCAGTCCCCCGGTGGCGGGATCTGCTCGGGACGGGCGACGTACCACCATTCACCCCGAG